TCCCGAGTTCAAGGACAAATATCGCAGAGCCGTTACTGCCAGACTTCTTGAGAACACCGAACGTGCTCTTAACGAAGAACGGGCAGCAAATGGAATGCTAAACGAAAATCAAACTAACACCGCGTCGATTACGACTTATGATCCAATACTGATCTCTCTAGTTCGCCGCGCAATGCCGAATCTTATCGCATATGATGTTGCTGGTGTTCAACCGATGTCTGGTCCTGTAGGACTGATCTTCGCGATGAAGGCCCGTTATGGAGATGGTACTCCCATCGTAACTGGTGATACCGAAGCTCTCTTCAACGAAGCAGACACTGACTTCAGTGGAGCAGGAACCCATGCTGGAACACTTCCATATGGAAATCTTGATTCACCCCAAACTACATATACAACTGGTACTGGTACTACTACAGTAACTGCTGAAGCAGCCGATCCTGCCGAACTCGGTTTTACAATCGAAAAGGCAACTGTAACTGCTAAGACTCGTCAGTTGAAAGCAGAATACACACTGGAACTCGCTCAAGACCTGAAGGCAATCCACGGATTGGACGCAGAGTCTGAATTGGCAAACATCCTCTCTTCTGAAATTCTCGCTGAAATCAATCGCGAAGTTATCCGTTCTATCAACAGCACTGCCAAAACTGGTGCCGCTAATGTTGGAACAGATGGTCTTTTCGACTTGGTTGCTGACGCTGATGGACGTTGGGCTGTTGAAAAGTTCAAGAGTTTGGTCTACCAATTGGAAGTTGAAGCCAACACAATCGCTGTAGAAACTCGTCGCGGAAAAGGTAACTTTGTTATCGCTTCTAGCAACGTTGCTTCTGCTCTTGCGGCCGCTGGTCAACTCGACTATTCTCCTTCTGGTTCTGACCTGAACGTTGACGCAGCCGGAAACACCTTCGCAGGTGTTCTTAACGGTCGTATCAAGGTTTATGTTGATCCATATACAACTGGCGATTACGCTACTGTTGGATTCCGTGGATCTAATCCATATGATGCTGGAATTTTCTACTGCCCATACGTTCCTCTCACGATGGTTCGCGCAGTTGACGAAACCACATTCCAACCTAAGATTGCTTTTAAGACCCGTTATGGTCTGCAAGCCAATCCTTTTGTTACTACATCTGCCGGTATCGGATCTGCTAATTCTAATCAGTATTTCCGATCTTTCCGTGTTAGTAATATTAATGTTGGTGGACAAAGTTAATTTTAACTAACATTTAACCTTTTTAAAAGGTTTTTAGGGGGGTCTCCATTAGGAGACCCTTCTTTTTTATAAATAGTGATATATGGCAAGGCTAACAACAAATTTTAATTTTCTTTCTCCTACTGGATTTCGTCTGACAATCAATCGGAATAAATTTGCGAATGTTGAATATTTCATCACCGGATTTTCTATTCCTTCTATTAGTATGGGTGAAGTGACCCAAGGTTTCAGGGGACATACATCCTTTCAGGCCGGAGATACTGTTGGATATGATGCTCTTTCAATTCGTTTTGCGATTGATGAAGACATGAAAAATTATACAGAAATCTTTGATTGGATGATCAACAACCGAGAATCGGGGCGTGATCCCCTGGCCGGCGATCAGCAAGTTTCTGATATGATTCTGACAGTTTTAACCAATCATAACAACGTCAATAAAGAATTTCAATTCATGGATGCATTTCCAACTTCATTGAGCGGTGCTGAGTTCACCACACAAGCAACAGATGTAGAATATTTACAAGCAGACGTTACATTCAGATACAACGAATTTAAGATTATAAAGTAAATATAACTAATTATATATTATGATGCAATTGAACGATATTATCGCTATGTGGAAGCGAGACTCTAAAATTGACACTGCCGCACTTGATGATACATCAAAGGAAAACTCAAAATTACACGCCAAATATATTGAATTGCATAGTGTGATTAAGTTGCAGTTGAAGAGAAAAGAGCACCAACAGAAAGTTCTCTTGCGTGATAAGTGGCTTCACTTTTCAGGTAAATTGTCCAAAGAAAGAATAGATGAGTATGGTTGGTCATACGATCCATTCGATGGTTTGAAAGTTTTAAAATCCGACTTTCACTATTTTTTTGATTCAGATCCCGAACTCCAAAAGAGTGAGGAACACATCACCTATTTGAAAACTGTAGAAGAAACTTTGAAAGAGATCGTTGATACGATAAAATGGAGACACCTAACGATCAAGAACATTCTGGAATTCCAGAAATTTACTTCGGGTTTTTAGGGAGTTATGATAAAAATTTCAAAACACAACGAAGCGAAGTTAATCGTGGAGTCCGAAGACTCTGGAATCCTCCGAGAGTTGTATGAGTATTATACCTTCTTCGCGGAGGGATATCGTTTTATGCCAAGTTATCGCAATAAGATCTGGGATGGCAAAATAAGAATTTTCGACCTGAGAACACAGCAACTTCCCTATGGACTCCTTAAACAAACTTATGAGTTTGCGAAAGAAAGAGGATATGCAATAAGCTTAGATCCAACGGTAAAACATGAATGGCCTTCAAAAGAAGATGTTACAAAATATATTTCTGAACTTCCTCTTTCTGTCAATGGTAAAGTTATAACACCAAGAGATTATCAGATCTACGCAAGCATACATGCGATTCGTAATAAGAGAACCATCCTTCTCTCCCCAACTGGGTCAGGAAAATCCCTCATAATTTATATGTTGATCCGGTATTTCCTTGCCCACTCCAATAAAAATCTGCCTGTTTTAGTTGTGGTTCCAACCACTTCACTAGTTGCTCAAATGGCCAAAGATTTTGAGAACTATTCAAAGAATGATAAATGTTTTGTTGCAGAAAAAGAAGTTCATCAGATCTATTCCGGAAAGGAAAAATTTAAATTTGTTGCTTCGATAGTTATCACAACTTGGCAGAGTGCCATTCGTCTTCCATCAAAGTGGTTCTTGCAATATGGGATGGTAATTGGTGATGAAGCACATACATTCAAGGCAAAGTCATTGACAAGGATCATGAATCGTTTGGTCAATGCAGATTATCGTATAGGAACTACTGGCACTCTGGATAATTCAATGGTGAATCAATTAGTCTTGGAAGGAAACTTTGGTCCTTTGTGTAAAGTTACAAGTACCAAAAAACTCATGGACACCGACACCTTAGCTCAACTGAACATCAAATGTTTGGTCCTAAAGTATCCGGATGAATCCCGAAAGATTGTAAAGGCCATGAAATATTCAGATGAGATTGATTATATTGTAAATTATGAAAAGAGAAATAACTTTATTGTTAATCTTACATGTGATCAGAGTGGAAACTCTCTGGTTCTCTACAATCTTGTACAGAAACATGGCAAACCACTCTATGAAATGTTTCAGAATAAGGTAAAGAAGGGAAGAAAGGTCTTCTTTGTATCTGGAGCAGTGAATGCCGAGGAAAGAGAACGAATAAGAGAGATCACAGAAAATGAAAAAAATGCAATTATTGTTGCGTCTGTTGGGACATTTTCCACTGGTATAAACATTGTTAATATAAATAACATTGTGTTCGCATCACCAACAAAGTCTCAAATTCGTGTTCTACAATCTATTGGAAGAGGATTGAGACGAACAGACGATGGGAAACCAACCAGTGTTTTTGATATAGCTGATGATCTTTCTTGGAAAAAGAAAAGAAACTATACATTGAATCATGCCATTGAACGAATAAAGATTTATGCCAGAGAGAAATTTCAAACAAAAACTTACGAGGTACCGATATGCACTTAGATTGGAAAGAACTATTAGATGATTTAGTAAATCAACTTGATGAATTTGATATATATTCCTATAGATTGAATGATGGGAGTCATATTCTAGCAGAGGTATATGATGATGATGAATTTGAAGATGTTATCCTTATTGACCTTCCTGTTTCCTTGAAAATTGGAAGGAATGGTCAATTGTTTCTATCAAAATGGATATTCCAAAGGACTCAAGGTTTTGATACAGATCATGATAAATATGAACCTGTAGAATTACAACGACACAGTATTATTGC